ATCGTCACATGTATCTCCGATGACTATGACTTTCCATGTATCACTCATAATTTCTCAATATTGTTTGAATGACTTTTGTAGAAGAATATCCGCCAACTCTTGGTAGATGCCGAACTTCCTTTGCGAACTCTGCTCCGACAACATCACCACCCTTCCAATCTCCCCCTAAAAGAAGAATATCTGGACTATACATTTCAATCAGATCTTCTAGTTCTTGCCTACTGTCAAAGTAATGTACTGTATCTATGTAACGAATAGATTGTAACATTGACATCCTATAACATAAATCATTAATAGGCTTAGAAGGACCTTTGTCCTGTTTGATCTTTTCGTCGGTGTCTGTGGCTACGATTAGTCTGTCTCCTAAAGACGCACCAACTTTGAATAATTCAATATGCCCTGGGTGTAGTATATCAAATGTCCCGTTAGTAAATACCAGTCTCACTTAGGTTCTCCGTATTGTCCGTATTTTAAAAACTTTTCATACTCAGTATGATTGATAGGCAAGAAAGTTCCTGGGCCACCTAAGAAGATGAAGAACATTTGGACTAATCGCCAAGTATCCCCAGTAAACATTCCAGGCTTAATATAACCTGTGTGGTAAATGTTTGCAGGATACATTACGAACCTATTATACTTCATTTCGGCAAGATGTATCAATTCCCACTCCTCCTCACTATCGGTAATATAATTATCATAATAGGGGTACTTATTTTTCTTCTTTAACCAGGCATCTGTTTTATCTGGATTACCCAGTTGATCACCTTCTAAAGTATAGAAAGATGTACCACCTGCACACTCATCATCTTTATTAAGATATACAGTTGCAGCATACAACATCCCACCATCATCATCTACATGGGGGACAATAGGATTCAAATCTTCTGATTGACTCACGTTTACACAGAAGGTAAGACCCTTAATGGAATCTTCTACCCTAGCAGGAGAGATTTTTTTATCTTCCATATGATCCCCATAAACACTACCAAATATATTGGTAAAAAATGGAGATAAAGGAGCAAAATCATAGTATGCATCAACTCTATAACCAGGCGCTCCTGCCATAATAATTGGATTACTAGTACAAGGAATCTGTAAGGCTAGATCCCTAACCATATCGGGATTCTTATAAAAGTTATCTACATATACAATTCTGGATTTCTCTGGTCCTATTGTATAAACACTTGCTTCCAAATTATCGTTTAGAGCAAATACATCTCTTTCATTAATAAAATTTTTCTTCATGGATCTAATGCAATAAACATCATTTGAATAAGTCTGTATAAATCACCAGTAAATGTATCTGGTTTCATGTATGCAGTATGAACAACATTGCCTGGATACATTACTAGACGATTGTATTTCATCTCTGCAACACTTAAAAGTTCCCAATCAGGAACGTCATCGGTGTCTGTGATGTAATGATCCCAGAATTTTTCTTTACCTTGTGACTTCAACCACTGACCAATATCTTCATTGGTAATTGTTTGTTTACCATTGAGCATATAGAAGGAGGTCCCGCCAGAACACTCCTCAGGAGTGTTTAAATAAATCCCTGCAGCAAACAACATAGAGTCTCTATCATCAATGTGTGGCGTCACTGGCGGTAGGTTCACAGACTGATTGATGTTCACACAAAATGGTGTTGTACGAACAGACTCATAAATTTGATCATCACTAACATCCTTTGTTAAGTCTGTATAAACAGTTCGGAAAACATGACGAAAGATAGGATATAGAGTTTCAAAATCATAGTGACCAAATACTCTAGTACCTGGCGTTCCTGCCATGATTTTAGAATTTTCAGTTGGTGGAATACTTAAAGTTAAATCTCTTACCATATCGGGATTTTTGTAGAAGTTATCAATAACAACTACACGAATCTCTTCTGGACCAACTACATGTACGTTAGCCTCCAGATCTGGATTTACCTCAAAAACTTCTTTTTCTTTAATGAAAGGGATTTTCATTCCAAGGATTCACTTTTTCATAAGTTACAGGAGGCTGAATATTTCTAAAGTTGTCATTACAAACATCAGCTGTAGGAAGATACTTAAATTTTTGTTCTTCCTGTTCGTAAAACTTTTCTAATATATCTCTACTTATATGTGGAGGCATATCGAGATCTTTGGAACAAACTGGATAATCTAATTGATTCATCCAACAGAACCAATTTGCACCAGAGAACATTTCTTTACCCTCAGACTCGATATCTTTTATAGCATATGCATAATCATCTGCGTGCCACTTAAGAGTTTTTGATGGTTTATAAACTTTATGTACCCACTGCCAGAACTTACCTTCATTTTTAGATCGTGAATAATGCATGTTGACAAAATCAACACAATTCTCAAAGAAACAAGTCATCTTAGCATTGTATAGATTGATGTCATTATCATCATAAGTTCTAGTCTTAATTCTACTTAATAGTTCCCATGCACCAGCGGCAATAAGACCAATACCTGTACTTTCAAGAGGTTCAATAAATCCTGCAGAAAGGCCCACATTGACAACATTCTTTTCCCAGAAGTTACGAATGTAGAACGGAGTCCAATCCAAAACTTTTAAATGATTTTTTACTAGTCTCTTATCCCAATATTCAACGAAGAAATCTACAGCATCCTCAACTGGAGTAATACTTCTATTAAAAACTAATCCTGTTCCATATCTCTGGTCTACAGGAATTTTCCAAATCCAACCATGTTCTACAGCATCACATGCCGTATATGGTTTCAATTCATTAGGTCTATCATTATATGGAACATGACCTGCAATAGCAGTATCACAGAAAAGTCTATCAGTAAGATCTACTCTATCTTGATCTTTCAATAAACCATTAAAACCTGTACAATCTACGAAAAGATCTGCCTTATGACAAGAACCATCAGTTAAACTGAGTGATTCAATATATCCATCATGAGTTGTTGCCTTAGATGTAACTTCACCTTGAATGAAAGTTATTCTATCTTTTATTTTTTTCTGAATATATTTTACTAACAGTCCTGCATCAATATGTAAAGCATAGATCCTCAGATTATCTGGGTCCATCTTATTATCTCTAACAGCAAGATTATAGTGTATCTCGCAGTCAGTTTTTTTGTTTGTGTATTCTCTTTGATAGTTTGTCCAGATTTCATGAATAGTAGTTCTAGATCCTTCGAAAATTCTTAGACTATCTAGATTTGGAAAACCAAAAGGATGCCAAATATCTTTACCTTCTCCTTTCCAATTTTCAAAAAGAATACCACCTTTAAATGTACAATCTATCTCTTTAAAATAATCAAGGAGATCAAACCCACAATCGTCCATGAAGGTTTTGAAACTAAGAATAGTGGCCTCTCCTACTCCAACAGGATTTCCATCTTTTTTATCAATTAAAGTAATCTCACATTCCTTTCCAATATTATTAACTAATAAAGCAGCAGTCATCCATGCAGAAGTACCACCACCAACAATGGTTATCTTCTTAGCTATTTTCATTGATTAGGAACCTCAATCATCAACCCATATTCAGGAAGATAAAGATACTCAATATCACTCTCAACTAAAGTTCTAACAGCGTCTTGGAGATCTTCAACTAAAGGTTCACCACCAAGATTAAATGAAGTATTGAAGATAATTGGACATCCAGTTTTATTATAAAATGCTTGAATAATTTCATAATAATGTTTGTTCTGTTCTTCGGTTACAGTTTGGATTCTACATGTATCATCGACGTGAATGATTGCTGGAATCTTCTCTTTAATTCCTTCCTGACACTTGACAGCATACATCATAAAAGGAGTTTCATCCATACCACGAAGATCAAACCACTCGTGAACATGTTCCTTCAAGATAGATCCTGCAAAAGGTCTAAAGTATTCACGACGTTTCACACTATTAACATGATCTTTTCCGTTTGGATCTCTAGGATCATAAATTAGAGAACGATTACCTAACGCACGAGGACCAGCTTCAGACTTACCTTGCCAGATTGCAACAATATTTTTATCGGTAATTAAATCAATAACGTCTTCATTATTAGCTTCGAATACTCTATTCGCACCTGCCTGATCTGCGATATCAACGATATCACCACGAGTATGATTATATTCAAATCCAGTATACAGATTCTTTAAAGGTTCATTAATAGTTTTATCTTCGGTCAATCTACGATGCATTAACATTGCAGCACCTAGAGCAGTACCTGCATCATTACTTACGGGTTCAACGAATAAATTAATACCTTCACCTTCTAGTTGTTCCAGATACCAATAGTTTGCAACACAATTCAATGCATATCCACCCGACAGAACTACGT